AGGTAAATTACCGATACTACCATCCATTTTTAATGGTTGTCCTGCGTCATCTTTAATTCCTTTTTTATTTAAGAAACATTGGATTGCCATGTTAATATTATAGTTTTCAGTTTGTTCTGAAATTACTCTTTTAACGATATTTCTTAAATCGTTTTCAGTTAGTTTTATAATTTTCTTTGCCATAGTTTTATTAATATAATTAGTTTTATGCCATTTGTGGTGAACCACCAAATATTGTAGTGAAAATATTTGAGAACCCTTCTTTATTTGAAAGATTAAGACCTCCACTAGAAAACAACGAACTTGCAGATTTACCTGAGTTTCTATCTTTAATATATTGGTTTATTTCTTCTTTAGATGGTCCTGAATCAGGAGTTTCTTGTTTTGTCACCATATCTTCTTTTTCAAAATTTTGTGCGATATAATCACTTGTTTTTGGGTCTTCCGCAACTTTTTTTCTAAATTCGGCATCATCTGATAATTTTCTTTCAAAAGTAGATAATGATGGTATTCCAAAGTAAGCTAATAAATTATTTGCTGCTATAAATTGTCTAAAAGCATTTCTTCTATCTTGTCTTGCTCCAACATTTAACCACCATCTTTTAATACCTGTTTCAGGTAGAACACCACGTTTTTCAAAATACTTAGATAATCTTTGTCCTTGGAAATAATCTTTTAATCCTGTTTTAAAACTTCCACCTGCTATAACCTCTTTACCACCTGCCTTGATACCACTTAAAGCTTTATTACCAGTAATCATATCTAATCCACTTCTTAATTTTGCACCCAATCCAGGACTAACATTTTCAATACCTCTAACAGTTTTTTGGACTGCAGGTTCATTAACATATTTACCTAAACTACTAAATTTTGTCGCCATTTGAGGATTTTTTGCCAAATATTCTGATAATGTTTTACCACCAGCTTTCATTGCCATTGTACCTTCTCTACTACCTTTGAATAATTTAATAATTGGTTTGGCAATAAAGTCTCCAACCGTTGGGATTAAAGCAATCAACATTAATGCTGCGTATAACTTTTCCCCCTTATAAAGATAATAACAAATAAGTGCTATGTCAGCAACCTCACCGATTACAGGCACAAACCCAGCCGCCATTAAAAGATTCTCAATGCTAAATAAAGATTCGTTAATTGTTTGTTTAGATGTTTTTTTTCCACTTAAAACATTATCGGTGATTATCTCCAATTGTTTTTCAGTTATTATGATTTGGCTCATTTTTTGTTTTAATTATAAATATCCATAAAACAAAAAAAAGGGTCGTTAAACCCTTTTACTTAAATTCTATTTTAGTTTGTTTATTTAAATCAACAAAATGTTGAACCCGTTCTCTTCCAACTTTGGTATAGTTTTCACTCAGTTCAATACCAATCCACCTGCGACCCAAGGTTTCCGCAGCAACCAAACTAGTCCCGCTGCCAGCGAATGGGTCAAGAACAATATCATTCTTATATGTAAGAATCTTAATTGCTTTCATTGGGATGTCCATTGAGAATGTTGCCTTAGTTTGTTGTTTTGTATCCGCAAAATATTCCCATTGACCATAAACCAAAGACATAAATTCTTTCTTGTCCTCTTCTTGATAAACCGCTTTAGTTTTTATGGTTCCATCCTCTTGTTCCATGTCAACCATCTCGGCTTTCCATTGAGGTTCCCCTTTAATCTTTTTAATACGGTCTTTCTTGTAGGCTAATATAACACACTCTTTTGGGTTATATATGTAAGGACTTGAAGGACTCATCCATGAACCCCAAGCTGTGGTCTTACTTCTGTGTGGTGAGTTTTCATCAAGGTCAACCAACCCATAGAATTGGAACCCCACTTCTTTCATTACTGACCAAAACTCAGACATAAACAACACTCGTCCACCTCGGTCTTGCACATTCACTTCATATGGAATGTTTATTGCAATACGACCATCATCTTTCAAAACATTAAATGTCTCAGTTAACCATTGTTTTGTCCATTCCCAATAATCCTCCATGGACATTCTATCGTCACAACTATCATAATCAATACCCACATTATATTTTGGACTAGTAACAACCAAATCAACAAAAGAATTCGGCATTTCTTTCATTACTTCAACTGAATCTCCATTAATAATCGTATTTATAATCTCTTCTAAGTTCTTCATATTTTTTTTTTAAAAGTATAGGTATTTTTATTTGAATTACAAACTCTCCAAGTTCTGTATTTTTCTTTCAAGATACCATAAGGCCTTCTTCAAATCTTGAAGTTCTTTGTCTGTTCCTTTTTTTCCCGCCCTTGAAATATACTTCACTGTATTACCAAGGTGGAAATCTAAGTCCCAAGTCTCAATAACTTTAATCGCCTCATATGGGTTATCTTCTCCACCATAGTGACTAGGGTGATTAACCATTTCTTTAGGAACACTACACTGACAAGGTCCTTCACCATTACATATACAATTCTCTTTCATATTATTATTTTCCATTTAAATTAAATTTAATTTCTTCTGACGGAACATTTGCCCTTGATTCCATAATTTCTTCTTCAAGTTCATATTGTTCGTCATACTTATATTCTTCCAACAAATCATTACTTGATAATGTTCCAAACTTTTCACTTAACTTACTTGTATCAATATCATCGTACATGACATGTAATGTTTCATCCAAATCCTTAGCCAAATCCAATGATTCAGAAATAACATTTAGAATACGGTATGGGTTTGCATTAGATGCTGGTCTTCTATCTTCAAGATAACCTTTCCAAGTTTCACCCACAGATTTTGGAACCCTGATTGAAGCTCCTCTGTCAGATATACCCCAACTAAATTTATCAATTGACTGTGTCTCGTGTTTACCTGTTAGCCTTAAGTGATTTTCTGAACCATAGTTTTCAATATGTTCTTTTGCTCTTGATTCAAATACTTTGAAGATTGAGTTGAAGTATTCTTCTCCTCCTGTTTCTCTCATTCTTTTGTTTGAGAAGTTGGTATGAAGACCTGAACCATTCCAATCTCCTGTTGTTAAAGGTTTTGGATGTAATTCAATTTGATATCCTTCTTTTTCGGCAATTTTGTAGAGGAAGTAACGAGACATCCATAGGTCGTCAGCAGCTTGTACTTTACCTTTAGCAAACACTTGGTATTCCCATTGCCCTAATGCGACCTCAGCGTTGGTTCCTTCAATACCAATACCATAATTTAAACACATATCTAAATGTTGTTCGGTTAAATTTCTTCCAACCATTTGTCCTCCAACACCACAATAATATGTTCCTTGAGGGTCAATGATGCCACCATTATTAAATCCAATAATTGGTTTGTTATGTCCTGAACGAATAAAATATTCTTGTTCAAATCCAACCCAAAAGTTAATATCTTCTTTACCTAACTTTGCCCTGTCGTTTGTTTCGTGAACATTACCTCTACTATCCATTACTTCACAAAGAACGTAGATTGTATCATTATATGTTTTGGCAGTATATAACCTAACAGGTTTGAGGTAACAATCGGATGAATATCCTTCGGCTTGTTTTGTTGAACTACCATCAAATCCCCACTCAGGAACATCAGATACTTCTTTGATTAATATGTCTGCGACTTTGACTTTACTTCGTAAGTTTGGCTCTGGTTTATAACCATCAAGCCAAACATATTCTAATTTAAATTTCATGATATAAATGTATAATAATTGTTTCTAATTTTTAACGACTTTTTGTGTCCGTTTCTTATACCGAATAACGGTATTCTTGTCCAAGCAATTCCAATTTTGAATATTCTAAACCAACCACCGTCTTTATGGTATTGCATTGAGAATACATAACTTTTAAACAGTTTGATTGAAAACGCTTTAATATATTCGTTGTTAATTTTATACGTTTTTAACCACATAATAATCTTTTGCGTACTTTGATTCTTCTAAAATATTACCTTCAACCAATTTATTGATTATGTTTATTGTGTTTTCCATTGATTCTTTAAGAATATACTTTGAAATATAATCAATGTGTATTGGTTGTCTAAGTTTACCTACTAAAGTTTTAATGACCTTTTCTTCCATTATGTTTTAAATTTTATCTTTCCATTTTTTTATCATATAATCAACGTATTTCTCACTATTGTTTCCATTATACAATATCCATACAATATAATAATCAAAATACCAATCAAGTTTGTTTAAAAACTTCTTCATTATTTAAAAATTTTAAAATATCATCTGTTGTTTTACCTTCAACAAATAGGTTATAAACTTTCTCACTCCTTTCAT